TGGAACTCCTCTATGCTGATTCTGCCTTCTTGCGCAAGACGCTCGTTGATTGCGTGCTGCTGCTCTCGGACACCAGAGACGCGATTGCCAGTTATCGACTTGACCTCGGGAAAGTCTTTCTTGATTCTGGCGATTAGCTTTCTAACGCCGGAGACCCCCAGCGAGCCTGGCCTGAATCGGAGCGTGTCGCCGATCGAGCTCACATGAAGCTTCGACCCGCTCACTCTGAATAAGGCCTGTGCGATCTCAAAGCCTGAGCCGTCAAGGAGCCTGTAGGCGAAGAGCTCCCCCCCTTCAGGGTCGGGGAGCCCTGACTCCAGCTCGATGGAGGCGATCTCCCGACGCGGGAGCTTGTCGGGTCTCTTGATGTCGAACGCAGACGGCTGCTTGAGAACTATCTGCTGGGCCTCGGTGTTGGCGTCCTCGCGGGTCTGCTCCTCGACGTGGTCGACGTCCTGTAGGGGATTGCTCCCCGGAGCTTCGAAGCTACCGCCATCCGGTCCTCGTGTGGCATCGAGGTCAGTAGGCTGACCAGTGGATCCCGCTCGTCGAGCAGACTGACGGGACTTGCGGCGCGCCTTCGCTTTCGCTTTGCCATGCCTCACCTCGTAGACCGCGTCCGCGGCCACCTCCTCAAATGATACGTCGTCAGTGGCCCCAACGCCAAGCTCTGCATACAGTCTTTTCTCGTAGTACCAGAGCACCGCCTGGATGTCCGCGACTGACAGCTTCTCCCCCGATCGTGCCAGGTTCCGCCTGGCCTTCTCGACCACCTTCATCATGAACTCTCTGTCCCCAGGTCCAGCTGGGCTGTCACGCAGGCCGGTGCGGGCGTTCGTGTCGATCCTGTGCGACACGACGTTGAGCGGCGTCTTGTCCCTGAAGCCGTTCTTCGCGTAGGCCCTCGATCGCGGCGTGGCCTGCAGCACAACGTCGGCGTCACTCAGGTCAGGCTGTCCGGTCAGCTCACGGAACTTGTTCAGCGACTCGGGTGACACCACGAGCTGGAGGTCCCCGCGGTACCTGTTGATCGTGCGGCTCCACCACAGATCCATCGTCAGGTACTTGTCCTTGCCCATCAGGTTCGCGTAGAAGATTCCGATCTTCGGGCCGAGGATGATGCTTGCACGCGGCAGCTCCATGCTCGCCGGCATCCCGCTGCTGTCCTTCTTCCCCGCGGCACGCATGGCGGCGCGCATCTCAGCAACAGTCACGGTGTCCAGCAGGTGCTCGTGCATCTTGGACGGACCCAGGTCCTCCAGGAGCCCCTGCAGCACCTGCAGCTTCTTGGCGGCGACATTCCCGTGCCGAGCCCCGGCCCCCTCCGACGTAAGGCGTCCCGTCTCTCTGAACGTGTTCCAGATCGAGAGTCCGATGCCGAAGTTCGCGGTGACGGACTGGCCCTGGCTGACGATGCCCATGATGGACGTCATCAGCGAGCGCGCGTTCTTCGCGTTTCTGACAAGCTTCAGGCCGGGCAGTCTGCTGTTGGGGAACGTGGCGCCATCAGACATCTCGGGGAAGTGCCCGGATACGATGTCCAGCGCAGCCTGGTACTTCTCCGTGTACCAGCCCACCCCGCTGTCGCCTAGCTGCTGCATGGCGAGGCGAGCCTCCGCGGCCATCCAGCGCCCGAACTTGCTCACCGCCTCGTCGCTGAAGTCACGTCGGTCGGTCAGCCCGAAGAGTTCCTGCTGCCTGGCCTCCAGAGCCTGCGCGAGCCGGCGCTTGGTGGGCCTGGTGTTGGGGTCCAGCCCCCACTTCCGGATCTCCTTTCGACCCTTCTGCGTTGCGCGCAGAGCGGTGCTCTGGTTCAGCTCCTGGAACTCCTGCACGTATGTTAGGTACTTGGCCCGCGGGAGCTGCTTCTGGGCCTCGGCTATCGTGCGCCCGGTCTTGCGGGTGGCGGCGATGAGGAGGACGTCCTCGTCCTTGTCGATGCTGAGTATGGCCTTCCCGCTGGTGAGCTCATCGAACCGCTCGTGCGCTTCGGCAACCGCCTCGCCGACATCTCTCCCGGCGATGGCCTCGCGAAGAGCATCGACCTGCGTGTCCTCCGTGATCCGCTTCTCTTCGATGGCGCGCGCGAACGCCTTGCGGGCTCGCAGGCTTTTCCGGCGATCGTCGGACTTCCTCCCACCGGCGCGGCGGTCTGGGACAGCGCCCGGGTCCGCGTCTTCGCCGGTGGGTTCCTCTTCCTGCACCAGAATGTCGGCTACGGAGATGTCGAGCTTCTTGGCCACTGCCTCTGCCAGGGCCAGGCTGGCGGCCGTGCTGCCGTCAACATCAGGAACCGGGACAAGCCGCTTTATGTTCTTTGGTACCCTGGGGGCCATCTCCTCCGAGGCCTGGTTGATCGCGCCCTTGTCTCCTCTTTCGAGCCCCTCGGACACCTCCCGCGTCGCGATCTCCTCCTTGGTGGGGTTGGCTACCAGGGACACGTCACGCAACACCCTGGTCGAGTAGCCGGCCTGGGTCTGTAGACCGTCCCTGACGCTCGTCTCAGCGGACCTGGCGTCCTGCTGGTGGTATCTGACCTCATAGGCCTCGTAGTGTCCGACCGGGTCGACACCGGCCTTCTGAGCCCTCGTGGTGACCATCTTGGCGTGGATCAGGGCCTGGACCCTGGCTGCCTCGGCATCCCCGGTGGCGCCAAGGATGGCCGCCTCCTCCTGTTCGAAGATGGTCTTCTCGGCCTCCGTCATTTCCGGGAGGTCCCCCTCCTCGGATTCCTCGGCGAACTTGATGGCTCTCTTGAGGTCGGCCTCGACGTCTTTCTGCAGTTGCCGGGTCTCGTTGATCGACCGGCCCTCGGGGTCTGAGCGGGTGTCGTCGGCGATCACCTCGTGCAGCTCCGTCAGCGAGACCTTCGAGAGGTAGCGCTCGACCGGGATCACGAGGTCCCCCTGGCCGCCATCGGCGGTGGCCTGGGCGTGCGCACCCTCTCCGATGATCTGGTCCGCGATGATCCTGGGGTCGAGGTCTGCCTTTTCGAGCGCCTCGTTCCATTTCTCCACTGGGACGTAGATGTTTTTCGCGGCCTGCGGCGCGGAGTCAAGCTGATCCTTGACCTCCTCCTCGCCGAGCTCCGGGCTGCGCTTGAAGAGCTTCGACTTACGGACGTGTCCGGTCTGCATCTCCAGGCGCGCCCGGTGGTTCGTCGCCTTGCGTGAGGTCCTGACGTCGTTGTACAGGCTCGGCATCCCGGTGGCCCCACCAAGGAACATCGAAGCGCCGGCACCCTTGGAGAATGCCTCGAAGGCTCGCTCGAAGTTTTCCTTCCAGTTCTCCGGCTCCCACTCCCCGGCATCCACCTGCTTGAGTATCGCGGCGGCCCCTATGGTGGACATCTCCTGAGTGAACTCCGCCGAGCCCTCGACCGCCATCGTTGTCGCTGTGGTAAGCCCGTACCGACCGGCGGCCCGAGTCAGTGTTCGAGATGTGATGTGCTGGCGCAGCTTGCGCTCCATCAGCCCGCCGAGGAACTGCTTCGCTCCAGGAACATGCTTCAGGAACCTGCCGATGGAGAGTCCCTCGACTATCCCGTTCACGATCCCCGTTGACAGCGCCGCGATCCTCACGTCTTCCGGGTCGAGCCCCTCGCCAGTCCGTGGGTTCTCGATCGCATCGAACTCCCTGAATGCGCCACCGGCCTCCTGCTGGTAGGTCCACAGGAACGTCCCGGCCAGAGCCGCGCCTGGCATGCTGAATAGCTCCTCGGGGATGGCGACCTGCGGGCCAGCCTGGCCGGCAAGGAAGGCACCGGCGGCGCCCACGGAGGCGTACTCCGTGGCTCCGGTCAGCTGCGGGAGCATCTTCCCGGCTTCGATGAAGGCACTCTGCAGCCAGGTCTCGTCCCCCAGGTAACGGCTCATGATCCCGCGCTCCAGCTCGGTAGCTCGCGCCTTGTCCTCAGGCGTGGCGGTCCCCTCCAGCTGCTTGAGTCCTATCTTTCCGACTTCGACCTGCGCCTTGCCCTGCTCCATTGCAAAGCCGAAGCCCTTGATCGCCCACGTCAGGCCGCGCAGCTCGGAGATGTCGTCGTCCGCAACGCCTGGACGCTTGGTGACGAACCTCGACAGGACCGGGTCGGTGTCGTGCAGGAGCTTGAGGTCGACCTGCGGCCTGTCGGCCTCCTTCTCGTACTCGTCGAGCAGCGGACGGACAGCGTCAGGCGGCATGCCCAGCTTCTTGCTCACGCGCTGGACCGAAGCCTCTCTGTCGGGGTCGAGGTTCTGGTTCACCGCGCCCACGAGAGCCGCCTTGCTGCGAGCGTTGGACTGGCGGAGGCCCTGAACCACGGAAGACCGGGCCGGGTCGTCACCGAACAGCGAGACGGCTAGCGGGCTCTCCTCCTCGGGGAGCGCCAGTGGATCGAACTCACGGGGCATCCGTCCCCTCCGATGCCGGCTTGAGCTCGGTCCTGAATTCACTCAGCTGCTGCTGGAGCCCGAGGTGGGTACGCGCGTCCACGTCAGACATGCCGCCCTTCACGAGCTCGCCGTAGAAGGCCTTGGCGATCTGCATTCTCTTGGCGGACTCCAGGAGCTGCTCGTCCGTGTGGACGCCGACTCGTAGCAGCTGCGAGGACTGCCCGAACATCGCCTGCATCTCCTGCCAGGTCTTCAGCACGTCGGCCGGGTTGTTGGGGTCTCTGTCGGCCTCCTTGGTGAAGAGGCGCACCTCGTCCGCGATCGACGGGTCCAGGAGCTGGCTGTCGATGTCGAGCCCAGGCTCGGTCTCGTTCTCGTTGCTCAGCTGGTTCTCCAGGAACTGCGAGATCTCGTCGTCGTTCCCCATGGCGGCCTGCGCAAACCCCTTCCGCACCTCGGCCTCGGTGGGCTCCCTCTCGTGGCGGAACCTGAGTGCGTCACGCACCAACCGATGCTGCTGCGCCGGGATGTCGCCCTCGAACGTCATGTGCTCCTCGTCGGGCACGTCGGTGAACTTGGCGAGGAACACCGGGACCTCCGAGTTGAAGAAGTTGGTCTCGGACACGGTGTCGAATTTCGTACCCTCGTCGGTGATGGTCGCGTGCAGGATCTTCGAGAGCAGCTCGTTCGTCTCGGGCGCGCTGAGGGGGCGGCCCTTGCGATCCGGGTCGTGAGTGATCGCGTCAACCTCGGCGCGGACCCTCGCGTTCAGCCTGCCCATCGTCGCCGGGTCCTCCTTGAGGGCCTCGATGGTGTCCTCGCCGGCCTGGTTCAGCATCTCCTTGAGCCTGGTGTGGACGCCGCCCAGGGCTGACGGCCCGCGTGACGACGCGGAGTCGAGGGAGTTGCTCTCGGCCCTGATGCCGCGCCAGTGGTCCTCCTCCATGTAGGGCTGGAGCTTGAGGATGTTGAGCTTGGCCTTCTCTTGCGGTGTGCGATCGCGCTGGCCGATGATCTCGCCGTTCTCGTCCCTGATGAACTCCACGTCCCAGAATCCCGTAACGTGCTCCCAGTCCGTGTTGGCTGCCCAGGGCTTCCCGGCGGCCACCATCTTTGCCCGACGCTCGATCACGTCCTTGTCATCCTTGTCCAGGGACTGGAACCGGGTATCAGTCGGGAGCTTTGCTGGTTCTGGATTCGCAGTCTGCTCATCCCACAGCGTGTTCACGGTCGCCTCGTCACGAATGAACTTGGCCTCTTTCAGTTGGGCGAACCGCCTCGTGGCCTCCGCGCGCATCACGTCCTGCTGCCCGGCGTCCTCCTCGTCGTTGATCGTGTCCGTGACCTTCGTGAAGAAGTCTGCGGTGAGATCTTCGACACCCTCGAACATCTCCTTGACCTTGGCGCGTCCTTTCTCCAGGTCGTTGGCCGGGCCAATCACCTCGTCGATCCTGCCCTGGTCGCTTGACTGGATGTGGGGATCTTTCATGGCGTCGTACAGCTCTTCGGCAACGCCGGCGTGCCCCTGATCGATCAGTGACTCGACGCCGGCACGCAGGACTGTCGACTTGACCCTGTCGATCTCGGAGTCTCTGAATGAGTCTGGGTACCCGAGTTCGTCGGCCCTGGTGGTGGCCTGGTCAACGTACCGACCCAGGACGTGCATGAAGTCACCGAGTGCCGCGTCCTGCGCCTGCTCGCTCTGTGCGTCCCCGAAGTCGCGGAGGTGCTGAAGCGCGTCCTGAGTGAAGCCGGCCTGGTCGGCCTTCCACTCCATCAGCGCAACCTTGTCCTGCTCGCCCATCGAGTGGGTGGCGGCACGGCGCTGGAAGTCGATGGTGCGCCCTTCGGTCTCCAGCATGAACTGGTCGCGAATGCTGGTCTTCTTGATGCCGCCGGCGATTTCGTCGCGCCTTTTCTTGAGATCCTCGTTGGCGATCCGCTCGGCCTCCAGCGCGTTCTCGCCCTGCGAGTTCCTGAAGCCCTCGATCCCGAGCTCCTGGTTCCCGAACTCCAGGTCCTGCTCCGCCTGGCGCAGGTCGTTGGTGCCCCTGGCCCTGATCGTGGCCGACGCCTTGCGCTGTAGCTGGAGAGATATGGCGGCAACCTCTGACGTTGCATCGGACAGGGCCTGGGTCGCGATTCGGCCTGGGCGCTGCGCCGCCGCGACTGTCGCGGGCGTGATGAACGGAGTCGGTAGCGGTGTCGGGGCTACCCCTGGCTCATCTTGAGTTGGTATGCGCGGCATGGGCTACCCCTCGGTGAAGTTGGCGCCACCCTCGGTGAAGTTGCGACCGCCCGAGCTGATGAGTGACGGAGAGAACGAGCCGGAGCCTGCCCCGAATGACGCGATGCTGGTGGCGCTGGACAGGAGGCTCGCGGTGACCGCGGTCTTTCCGGCAGCTCTGGCAGCGTCAGACTGGAAGCTGAACTGCGAGGCCTGCGCCTCGAATCCGTAGGCCTCCCTCATGGCGTTGTTCCTGGCGTTGATGGCGTCCAGCTCACCCATCGCCTCGGCGTCGGCCACGATCAGCGATGCGCTCCCGACGCCCACCTCGGCGCCGCTCGACGCTATGAGAGCCTTCTGGCGCCCTATCAGCAGGCCAGTCCTACGCCTGACGTTCAGCTCGGCCACGTCGCCACGCGCCCTGGCGTCGGCCGCCCGCTGCCGGGCGATCTTCGCGTTGAGGTTCGCGGCATCTGTAGCGAGTTGCGCGTTCTGCCTCTGCTGCTTGGCTTGCATGAGCGCGCTGACGATCATCAACCCGTAAACGACTGGGGCGCACATCAGGCAGCCTCCTTTATTGCCAACGTGAACGGATACCCGTTGACCTCAATGCTCTCGCTGGTGTCGAAGCCGGCCCAGCTCAGCCAGCGCAGGGCGGTGAGGTAGTTGCTGTCGACGTGCGCCACGAGCGTAGGCGTGATTCGCTGCATCTTCGCGGTATAGAACTTGGTCAGGTTCATCACGAGCCTCTTGTTCTCGTACATCAGGTCGGTCGTCATGGCCCAAGGGAACCCGAGGTCGCCGAGCAGGTGCGGGACGTAGAGTCCCCAGATCGCCAACACCCGGCCGCCCACCAGGCCGCAGCGAGAGAAGACGGAGACGTCCACCGCCTCGCTCAGGATCTCATGCAGCGACATCCCCGGTCGCTGGCGCGTGACCTCTCGCCTGTCCTTCATGCGCATGTTCTTCGCGAGCTCCTCGATGTAGCTCGGTGCCGCCCGATCGATTGTGAACTTACTGATTCCCACCGATTTCCAGCGTCCCGATGATTGCCTGCACGGTTAGGGGCAGCGGATCCCGCTGCTGGACTATCACGTTTATCTGCCTGGCGTACCCACCCGTCACCCTCTCCACCATCATCTTGTTCTCAGGCGAGATGGTCTCGAACTCGCTGGACACGTTGCGCTCCTGCATTTCCGTCATCTGGTCCCGCTTGTGCCCCACGAACATCCCGCGGAACTCGTCGGCCTCGACGCCAACGGCGGCGATGGCCTTCTCCGATAGACGGAGTTCCGCACTCTGCGTGAACGCGTCGAGCGGCAGCGTCACGAGCTCGCTGACGTAGGGGATGCCCACGTGCAGGCGCTCGGCGAAGACTCCCGAGTCCAGGGTGATCGCCCCAAGCGCCGTCACCGTGACCTGAGCATGAGTCGCGCCGTCCACGAGGACCGAAATCGTCTCGCCGGCGAGATGCGAGACACCGCTGAACACGTTAGGTGCCAGCCCCCAGTCGGGCACGTACGCGTCCTGCAGTACCGTTGGCACGGCGGTCGCCGGCGTCACCTCTACGGTAGTGGCGTCTATAAACTTGGTGATATTGCACCGAACCTTACTCAAGACCTTCGTCAGCGTCCCGCTGGCGTCCGGCACGGTACCGAGGGTGGTGACGCGAAGCTCCACCTGCAACGTTCCGACGTCGGCCGCCTTGAAGATCGTGGCAGTCACCAACGCCTCCACCTCGAACAGGTCGTTGGTATCCCAGTCGTTCTCGATGCCGCCGGCGAGGGTCCCAGTGAGGCTTATCTGACCGGCGGCGTAGATCGTGTCGGTCACTGTGGTGGAGCTGAGGTCCGTGAGGTTGCGGAGGAGGCCGCCGTTAAACTCGTCGTTGATGTCAAGTATGGTGGTGGCCGGAACGAGCGTGTTGCTATCCAGGGCCGGGGCTCCGCCCGCCTCTTCGTGGAACCCCACCTTTGCCTTGCCAACGATCCGCAGCTTCAACTTCTTGCCGGCGGCCCAGCTCGGGACGATCTGGTACTCGTCGTTGAGATCCCAGTCGTTGTCAGTTCCCCCTGTCAGCCCGGCGCTGCAGGTGATGTCGTTGTCCGTGTTCGACGTGATGACCCCGCTGCTGCCGTCCCGAAGGTTCAGGATCGTCTGCCCGACGTGCTCATCGGTGGACCACGCCTCGCCCGAGTCGGTCATGACGGTCGCGCTGGTGCCGGCGTCGTGGACGCCCTCCAGTGGCTCCAGGCGTGCGTTCAGCCGGCCTGGGTCGGCCGAGGTGTCGATCGCGGTGTCGATCGTTCTCTTGTTTCTTCCGTCGAAGCTCACCGAGGAGTCAAGGAACACCGCGTCCTCGGAGTCGCCAAGCTGCCGTGTCGCGAATGCCTCAACAAACCTGACGGGCACGCCGTCCAGCAACCGTCTGACAGAAACGTACGCGCGGCTCTCGTTGTTCTCCGGTATTACGCACACCGACTCAATGAGATCGCGCGGAGACCCGTCGGTGTAGATCCCGCCGGTGTCATGCGTGTGCCAGGCAAAGACGTTGTGCTCCCTCACGTACGACATTCCAAGCAGCAGCCCGTCGGACCTTGGTAGCCACAACAACTGATACGGGACGTCGGCGTACTGCAGGCCCAGCAGCGTCTCGGTTCTTGTGAGGTGATCGGCCAGGATGCTCAGGTCGCGTGAGCGAGACTGAGACCCGTACGGGTCGACCAGCAACTCCCTCAGTCTCCTTGATCCGTTCGTGACGAACAGCGCGCTGTCCCCAACGGTGGCTGCCCGAACAGTAGGGCTCGACCCGTAGGCAGTCTTCGCCTTGAGGTCGAAGCTCACCGGAGACAACGGAGAGCCCTCGGAGCCGCGCACGATCCACTCGGCTCCAGTGGTGAAGACTATGATCGCCCCCATGGGAACAATGTTGACGATCTGGTCCCTTCTGAGTGAGGCAAGCTCAAGGGTGATGGCGTCGCTGTCCTTGAGCGGCTCACTGACGTCGAAGTTCGCGAGCGAGCCTGTGCGGCTGGCCTTGATCGTGGTGGGCTCTGTCCCGAACCCAGCGAGTACGAGGCGCTGGTCGAAGAAGCACACGGCGCCAGGGAAGCTCGGCTCCGTGACGTCACCCGTGGCTTCAGTCCATGTGACCTTCTCCTCCTCGAATAGCGTGCAGGCCAGCTGCCCTGCGGATGCGGGGTTCTGGACAATTCGGAACTCGTGGTCCTGGTCGGCGTCGGCGATGAAGGCCTCGGCGCTCCTAGAGAGCACTGTGTTCACCGGGTACCGATGCGGGTAGAAGATCACCGACGCCCTGACTATCCAGGAGCCGGCGGATATCCTTGACTCCAGGTCGAAGAACACTTTGCTGGGGAAGGCCACAGGAGGTCCGCCGAGGTCGTTGATCGTGTCGTTCGTGCAGATCACCTTGAACGAGAAGTGGTACGTGTACTTGTCGTCGTAGGCCTGCGCGAGCTCCGTCTTGATCGCCACCCTCGACTCCGCCGTTCCGGTGAATGCCGCCGACCTTGACTCCCCGGCCTGGGACGCCGTGATGATTCTGGTGAACGGGTCGGTAGCCTGCGGTGGCCCATCCGTGAAGTCGGGCACGCGCGCCTCGTCCTGGAATTGCGTTGACGTAGTCTCGCCGATGAATCCGAAGTACCCGTCGTGGCCGCGGTAGACGGCATACCTGTTCGGCAAGTTGCCCACCGCCGGCGCGGTCCACTTCAGCAGCGGCTTGGTCGTGTTGGGGTACAGGTTGGCGGCGGACTCGCTCTTGACATCAGACGGCAGGGACTCGTTTCCCTTCGCGTCGATGCTGGTGACCACCCAGTCCCACCTGCCGTCGGGGGTAGTTGTCTGCGGGGCATCCCACGGGTCGGTCGGGTCGAACACGAGCGCCGTGGGAGGGTTGACCGGCCTTGTAGTAGATAGGGCCGTTAGCGTCCAGTTGTCCTCCGCCAGTCGCCTGAGCTCCTGGGTGTGGTGGCGGACGTTGGTTATCTCCATCAGGTCATTCTTCTGCGCGAACTTCAGCAGCGGCAGGTCCTCCTCCTTGTACGGGGAGGAGATCTCGTAGGGCGCCTTGATCGTGTAGATGTCGCCAGGGTTCCACAGGTTCTTGGCGCCACCGGCCAGGTCTGCAGATAAGACGTTGACGCCGTTGCCGGTGCAGAGGCCTCTGCTTCCATCCGTGATGTTCAGTACCGTCGCGCCTACATGCTCGTCGACGGTCCATGACTTCGTGCTGTCCACCAGCAGGGTGTCATCCGTAATTACGCTTGAGTTGTCGCCGGACTGCATGGTGATCTCGTACTCGTCTGTCGACACCCATGTGTTGTCTACGCCGCCGGCCAGGGCCGCCACGGTTACCGTGGTGGCGGTGTTGGCGGTGATGACTCCCTCGCTGGCGTCCGTCGTGTTCCTGATCACGCCGCCGACGAACTCGTTGACGGTGAACGCCTTGGTGGCGTCGGTCATCACGGTGGCGCTGGTGCCGGTGTTGATGCCGTTGCCGTCTATGACCTCACTCACGACCTGGCCGCCAAGCGTGAAGAAGCGGATGTACTGATCACCGAACTCCAGCGCGTAGCTCTGATCCTCGTTGAAGATGAACGGGATCATCTCGATTTTCTTGGAGCTCTCCGACCCAAGGAGCGTGGCGGTCGCCTGACTGTCTTTCGCGCGGGCCAGGAACTGGAGGCCCGGCCGGTTCGTCGCCACGCCGCTGGGCTCGACGATGAAGTTGCGCATGCCCTGCACGGACTGGCGGTAGCGCTCCAGGTCGGTACGCCCGAACAGCCGAGGCGATATCAAGCCCCCGGCGAACGACGTCTGCCTCAGTGCCGGCCTACGCGCCACGCGATGCCCCTACGAGAAATAATCGAAGTCGTGGGCGGCCACGCCCTTCGAGCGGTTGAGCGGGCCGTCCCGGAAGTCGATCCATCCGGCCTCGGGCTCCGGGTCCTCCTGCTCGTTCTCTAGGTCGAGGGCGATGGACTCCGCCATCGCGTGGATCGACCGGACCTTGATCTTGTCGGCCAGCTTCTCTGACTTCGTGAGCGGCATCACGATCTCAGCCGCGAGCGCGAACGACAGGTAGCCGATGAACCAGTGCGGGTAGATCGCGACGTTGGTCTCGCGGTGCGTGTACCAGAGCTTGGCGTCCGGCACGTTGGTCAGCAGCAGGCGACCAGCGGCCGTCGTGATGTACGTGAATGGGATCCGTGACTTCGACTGGCGGGAGCTCACCAGATCGTCGATGCGCAGCGCCTTCACCACGTCAGTCGGGTATGTGTACTGGTAGGTCCACGGGTCAGGCGCCGTGCCGGCTGCGATGACCAGGGTGAACAGGCGACGGGCAAACGCCCAGTCCGCCTTCCCGAGGGACACGTCGAGTATCGAGTCGTAGGCCTTCTGGCACTCGTCGGCCTCGTTGTTGTCGTCGGTGATCGCGGAGATCTTCGCCGAGATCCCGATGTGCGCCAGGGCCTTGTTGCAGATCGTTACCTGTGACTCAGCCATTTACGCTGCCCTCCGCCTGACTCGCCTCTGAACCTTGCGGCCGTTCTTGTTGTGGCGCCGCAGCCTGCACACCTTGGAGCAGAAGCGGACCACGCCTCCGCTGTCCGGCAGGTCGCCCTTGCAGGTCCAGCAGGCCTTGGACTCGCCTACGATCCACCGCAATGCGGTGCTCTCCATGCCCAACCTGGACGGGAGGCCATGCGTGTGCCGCGGCTGCTTGACGCCGGTCGGCACGAATGATTTGAACAGCTTCCCTATGTTCATCCGGTCCTCCGAATGGGGGAGCGAGTCCGACGCTCGCTCCCCCGCCTCAAAGTGCTCTGGCTACGCGCCCGGCGGCCGACGAACCCTGCCACCAGCTTGAGCCTCCGACAGGGTCGCAGGATCAGGCCTGGCTGGAGGTGGCGGCTTGTACTCACCCCTGGGCTTGAGCCATGACGGGAGGGCCCGCGCCTTCCCGTCCTCGTCGTGCTGCAGCTCCCATTGCACCGTTTCGCCCTCCTTGATAAGGGTCCGCGGTGAATCGGGTGTCCGAGGGCACCACCCGGCGGTGGTTGCCCAGCACTCCACTGTCTTCGCTGACGAAGTCCTTGTCCTCTTCGCCATCGTCAGTTACCTCCCCGTCTCGGCGGTCCAGTCGCTGTCGGCCGTCTGCGCGTCCCAGACGATTCCAGCGGTGGCTGTCCCGGCTGTGGTCGTGGCGGTCGCGATGACGTACCGCAGGCTGAGGTAGCGCTCCGCGATTGTCGCCAACGGGATCGGGAAGACGACCTGGAACCCCGCGACCAGGGTCGCCACTGGAATCGCGGCTGTCGTGTACAGCACTCCGATGTCCGCCGAGGGCGGTCCCTCGTCCGAGGACTCGATGAGGGCGACGGCTGTGGTGGATGTCGCGCCGACGAAGGTCTGCGTCACCTGGAACAACACCTTGACGATCTCCCCCTTTCCGACGGGACGCGGCGTCGCGGTCAGGTCGAGGGAGTTTGTCGAGTAGTAGGTTCCAGCAATTTGCGACAGGTCTTGGTCGTCGGAGAGTAGGTTTTGTGCATCAATGTACATAGCTATTCTCCCTATGCCGCGATCGGCGATTCGGTGGCGAGCAGACCGTCGTTGACGACGATCGGGATGCCACGGAAGCCCGAGATTTGACGACCATGCCACTCCACCGGGGTGAAGTACATGTTCGTCTTGTTGATGACCTGCAGGTCGATGAACTCCAGCACCGTGCGGTTGCAGTAGATCACCGTGCGGCCCGTGTTGAAGTCCCGCATCCGGTTGTACATCTGCACCATGCCTGTGATGAGGGACGTCTCTGTCGCTACGAAGTCGGTGGCGTCGATGCCGCCAAACCTCACGACATACCGCCAGTCCTTGATCGCGAGGCCGAGCCTCCACGTCCAGTGCGTGCGGTACGCCAGGAAGTCCTGGCCTGCGGTGCCATCGTTCACGTAGTCGATGCCCAGGTCACGCCGATCCAGCCCGCCGACCGTACCCTTGGGGTAGATCATGAAGCAGGTCTGCGGTGACCAGGAGATCATCCAGATCGAGTTCGAGTCCGCACCGGACCCAGCGTCCCCGGTGATCGCATCGAAGTCGATGATGTTGTCGTTGTTCCCGCCGGTCAACGAGTCGTACCGCGGCGTGAAGCCGTGGAACTGCTCGGGGTCCGTCTTGGTGTTGCCGTAGAACAGCGTCGACATCGCCTGGTGGTTCATGGCCTGCAGGAAGGCGACGTCCTCGGAGGCGCGGAATGCAGCGTCGTTCCCGTTCAGACGGGCGAGCTCCACGTCCACCTCGGATCGTCCCTCCAGCAATGCAGCCGACTCATCCACCTGGATGGTGGTTGACTTGCTACTCGTGATGCCCTGATTGAGCAGACGGTAGCCAACAGACGGTAGTCCGTCTCTGATGGTGATGCGGTGGCCGGTCGGGAGGTTGCCCTCCAGCGCGGTCGCGTCCAGCAGGACCGGATTCCTCTGTTGTAACGCTTCGCCAACGTCGGCGATCGAACCATCCGGGTTCGTCCGCTTGATTTGGTCCAGCAGCGTTGGGTTGGTTACTCCTACAACTGCCATCTATCTGAGCTCCTACCGCGCGACCCCCGCCTGGAGAGGCTTCCCGTCGGAGTCGAACATCGTCGGGTAGTCCCGACGCAGCTTGTCCTCGTCCGACAGTTCGCCCGCCGGGGCGCCCGCGCCTTTGCCGGGCAACGCGTCCTCACTGATCAGCGCTGCCAGCTTGTGAAGTGTTCTGAAAAGGGGTGGGAAGTTGCCGTAGCCCGTGGAGTCGAAGAACTCCCGGACGTCGTCCAAGTCATCTCCCGCGACGCGCTGAATGAGACTACGCACGCGTTCGATCGACTTGGGGAGCTCCGCTCCACCGATGTCGGGATGCTTCTTCAGTTCGTCTTGCCACTTCTTCGACGTCGCCACCCACTCCTGCCTCTTCCTGTCAAGCTCCTTGATCTCCATGTCGACAACCGCCTGCGCCTGGCCCTGCGTCAAGCCGGCCTCCTTGAAAGCCCCCTGCGCGGCCTCCAGGCGCTCGGTGTCGATGCTGGTTCCCTCAGGGACCTTGAACTCCGTGTACGTCTCCGGCGCTCCCGTGGAGTCATCGCCTTTCGGCTCTCCACCGTCGTCGGAGTCATCGCCCTTCTCGTCGGCGGACTTGCCGCCCATGAGGGAGGCGTCGGCGTCTCCCCCTTCTGCAGGTTTGTCATCGGTTCCCTTGTCGTCGTCAGCTGGCTTGTCGTCGGCTCCGCCACCCCCGGCGTCGTCGGCGTCGTGCATCAATCTCAACCAATCAAGACTCATCTTCTTCCTCCGGTTCTGGTGTTTTGGCTTGCTCGGCGCGGGACCTGATCACGTCCTCGCCCATCCGCGCGGTGGCCTCGTCCATCATCTTGCGGAACAGATTCGGCTCCAGCTGCATCCAGTCGTGCTTCAGCTGTGTGCCGAGGTTGCGCCAGCCCAGCATCTCGAACGTCGCGTGGGTGTCTGTCAGGTGAGACCCCAACACCTCGACTGGTGCGTTGAACACGCCAACGCCGGCCATCTCCAGCACCCGGTACATCACGCGGCGGCCCTGCGGCAGCGTCAGCACGTCGTGCAGGTCCTGCTGGGCACGCATGTCCTCAAGCGCGCCATCCTTGCGCATCTTGTTCTGCTTGGACTCATCGATCGTTGGCGGATCCTTACGCACTCGGCGGACCTCCTACGGCACCGGGCCCGAACATCGAGAGCAGGTTCTTGGTCACGCCACCGTCCGGCGCCTCGTCCACGTTCCGCGCGGCGTCGGTCATCGTCTTCGCCGCCGTCGCCGCGTCCTTGGCCTGCTGCGCGTCCTGCTGCGCGATGGACTGCTGCTGAGCGCGCTCGTCCCGGAGGTCGTCCACCTCGTTCTGCGAGCGCACGAGCTCCGGGTTGACTCCGATGAGCTCCTGCACCTCGTCCATCGCCTTGTCGGCGTTCAGCTTGTCCACGGCCTCCGGGTGAGTCTGCGCGAGCGTCTGGTTGAACACAATGAGCCGCTCGACACCGACGATCGCCAGCATCTTCTGCGCAGCCGCGAGTATTGAGATGTACTCGGGTCGCGCGTTCACGCCCTCCAGCTCCTCGGGCGGAGGAGGTATCAGCCCTCGGCGCCACAGGATGTTGAAGGTGCGGTCGATGCCGGGGTCGAGCAACTCGTCCTGCAGCCTCTCCAGAGTCGGCCCTAACTGCAGGAACTTCTCTTCGTGCAACTCGTCAACCTGACGCGCGGTGGGGGGCTGGCGGGATGGCGACATCGCAAGCATCAGGAAGATGTCGGCCATGAACGACGCGTTGATCCTGCGCTCGTGGCGCGCCAGCTCCTCACCCATCTGCTGTAGCTTGGCGTCCACCATGTACGCGGGCGTGAAGGCCTGCTTGCTGGCCGGGATGTCGGCGTAGGTCACGTCACCCGACAGCAGGGACACGCGAGCCTTGCGCAGAAGCGTCGGGCCAACCATCGGCGGCGTGACCGCCTTGTCGAGCGCCTGGGCGCGCCGGCGCTCCGCATGCTGCAGGGCCCTGATGTCCCCGAGCGCCTCCATGCCGGGTGAGCTGCCGTAGGCATCCTCTCCCGTCACGCTCCAGCGCGGTGTGACAGCGGGGAACTCCTGGAAGCCGCCCTCGCTGAGGATCACCTGGGCGCGGGAGTCGGAGCTCGAAGCCGTGGCCCCCTGCTGCCCGTGGTGTAGGCCGGTGTCAACCCAGACCGAACGCCAGGGCATGCCGGTGCGGTCGATGTTGCCGTGCATGATCTCGTCGTTGGGCTCGATGACGTGCAGCACGTCGCGCTGCTTGTCGTACTCCC